ACTTGGATGCACAAACTAATAACATTACTAACTTGGGAACAATCAATACACACACAATCCCAGGCGGTACTGGTACTCTTGCACTAACAAGTAATATTACACTTACTCCAACTTCTACAGATACACTAACAAACAAGACAATCAATCTTGCAAGTAATACTTTGAGTGGTACAACTGCACAATTCAATACTGCACTATCTGATGGTTCTTTCAGAATTGGTTATCAACCAGGCGAGATTATTGAAGAGTTAAATGCTAGTGCAGATGGTAGAACTGTGGTTGTAAAATCGGGTTCTTACACTATGCAAAATGTTACCGGCACTCAAAATGGTACATCAACATTTACCGCTGTAACCGGCAGTACTATGTCTTATACCCCACCAGCTGGTACGAATTATGTTTATTACAGATTCTTTTATCATTGGGATGTTACAGAAAATTCTGGTATTTCAGGCCATGTGATTCAACTTGACGGAACATATATTAACCCTTCAGCTCAAACTGTTTCATCAAACTATGCATCTACTAACTGGCATCATGCTGGGTTTCCAATATCAATAGAGTATTGTATTGACTTGACAAACGGTTCTGATGATATTGCAAACGGAAAACTTAATGGATGGACTAGTGCAAAAACAATTAGAGTAATGTATAGAGAACATAGTGGTTCATATGAGTCAAGACTTCATTATAATAATTGGGAATATTATAGTGATAATCATCACTTAGTAAAACCACACATGACAATAAGGGCGATAGCATAATGAGTAAATTAGACAGTATGACAGATGCAGAAAAAGAAGTAGACATGAATCGTGCATTTGCATATCCATCTTATACAGAACAGTTGGATATGTTGTGGCACGCTATTGATGCAGATGCAGATTTAAAAGTAAAGTTTGCAACCTTTTACAATGCGATTAAAACTGTAAAAGATGCTAACCCTAAGTAGATGTATAAATAGTACAAAAGGATAAACGATATGGCAACACCAAACACAAGGGCTACATTCAAAGAATATTGTCTCAGGGCATTAGGTAAACCTGTGATTGAAATCAATGTTGACCCAGACCAAGTAGAAGACAGAATTGACGAAGCACTTCAGTACTTCGCACAATACCACTATGATGGAATTGAGAGAGTATATCTAAAACATCAAATGTCTCAAGCAGATATTGATAGGGCAAGAAGTGACAATACATTAGGTACTGTTACAGACGTTGATGGTACAAGCACTGCTGTATGGAAAGAACAAAAGAATTATATTCCTGTTCCTTCTAGTGTAGTATCTATTGTAAAAGTTTTTCCTTTGACTGATAAGTCTACGTTGAATATGTTCGACATTCGTTATCAACTAAGACTAAACGACTTGTATGATTTCAGTTCTACTTCTATGATTCAGTTTGAAATGACTATGCAACACTTAGATTTGCTAGACCATATTCTTGTGGGGGAAACTGTAATACGTCACAACCAACACCAGAATAGATTGTACATGGATGCTGATTTCCAAACAGATTTTGTAGATGGTGATTACATCATCATTGAGTGTTATCGTAAACTAGACCCAGCAACATTCGTTGATATATGGGATGATATCTTCTTGAAGAAATATGCAACACAACTCATCAAACAACAGTGGGGTGCGAACCTTTCTAAGTTCCAAGGTATTCAGATGTTGGGTGGAGTTGCACTAAACGGCGAACAGATTTACACGCAGGCACAAGAAGAGTTGAATAAACTAGAAGAACAAATTCAACTTGCATACGAGTTGCCTCCTATGCATATGATAGGTTAAACCATGCCAACTAATGTATATTTCGATACAGGTACAAGACCAGAACAAGCTCTCTATGAAGATTTAATCATAGAGCAACTTCGTATTTACGGACAGGATGTTTATTATCTTCCTCGTAATACTGCTGGTATTGATAATATTTTTGGTGAAGATAAGAGTTCTTCATTTGATGATGCTTACATGATTGAAATGTACGTTGATAATGTAGACGGATATGAGGGTGAAAAAGAACTCATGTCTAAGTTTGGTTTGGACATACAGGACGATGCAACATTCACAGTTGCAAGAAGAAGATGGGAACAGTTTATTTCAGTAGATAATAATCTTTTAGTTTCCTCTCGCCCGAATGAGGGTGATTTGATTTATTGGCCTAAGGGCAATAAGTTATTTGAAATTACATTTGTAGACCATGATGACCCTTTCTATCAGGTTCAAAATCTACCAACATACAAACTCAAGTGTAAGACATTTGAGTATGCCTCAGAAGTTATCGACACAGGTATTGCAGAACTTGATGCGATTGAGGACAATAACTCTTTGGATATGTTGTCACATCAACTATCTTTGGAGACTGCAACTGGAACTGGTGCTATTGCATTAGAGAATTCTGTAGACGGCGCAATAGCGTCCTATATAGTATTAGAAACTTATAACATTGCAAATATTGATGAGAACTCACAAAATGAAGACTTTGAAATTGCAGATGATACAATATTAGACTTCTCCGAAACAAATCCATTCGGTGATGCTGGGATGAAATAATTATGATTGGACAATATTTTTATAATCAATCAACAAGAAATATTGTAGTTGCCTTCGGTACACTATTTAACAATATTCAGTTGACTAAAAAAGACAACAGTGGAAACGTCATTCAGACAATGAAAGTTCCACTTGCATACGGGCCAAAAAACAAATGGTTGGCACGACTAACAGAAGACCCCAACCTTGCAAAGAAGGTTGCAGTCACTCTACCTCGTATTGGTTTTGAGATTTCTGGATTGACTTATGATTCGTCTAGGAAACAAAACAAAGTTATTAAAGCAAAGAAGGTGTTGGATGGCGCAGACAACGACCAGTTGAAATCTGGTTTCATGCCTGTTCCTTATAATGTAAACTTTGATTTGTATATCTTATCTAAGAGTTCTGATGATGCACTACAAATCGTAGAACAAATTCTACCATACTTCCAACCAGAGTACACAGTAACTTTGAGAGAAGTACCAGAGTTAGAAATCATTCGTGATGTTCCGATTGTACTGAATAGTATTTCCTATGAAGATGATTATGAAGGCGATTTTGCAAGTAGACGTAGTGTTATTTACACTCTAAGTTTTACTGCAAAGTATTACTTGTACGGCCCAGTAACGTCTACAAATGTTATTCGTTCTGTACAGGTTGACCAGTATGCAAATATGCCTGTCAATGCACCTTCAAGGGAACAGAGATATACAGTTGCACCGAATCCATCAAACGCAACTGCACAAGAGTTTGACCCAGATGATGATAACTTCGGATTTAATGAGACAACAAGTTTCTTTGAAGATGCGAAAACTTATGACCCATCTACTGATACAGACGTATAAATAGTATAAAGATTTAGGAAAAAGACATGGCAAGCATTCTAAAAGTAAATGAATTACACCACACTGGTGGCACTACGGCGGCTACGATTGATAGTAGTGGTCGTGTTCTTCAACCAACAAAACCAGCATTTGCTGTAAGAAATGCAAGGAGTTCTGCGTATAGAGGTAGCAATCTCTTCGGTGGTTCTGATACTACCGTTATTTTTGATATTGGAAGTGACTTTGCTACATCTGGTGTGAATGATGGTGGGTTTGTTGCACCAGTAGCAGGAGTGTACTCTTTCAGTGTCATGGGTTTCACTAGTAACTCTGCTCAGAACAATGCATCTGGTGGTTTTTATATTGCACTGAACAAAAATGGTAGTGAAACAGGTCATAAAATGTATGGTTATGCAGGTAGCAATGACTACAATAGATTTGATAATACGCAACTATTAGTGTTGATAGCAGGTGATGTTATTAAGGTTGATGTGCCTGGCACTGCTAGCTATGCTTGGGGCGGGTCGGGCGACCCTATTCGAGCAGCACAGTTTCAAGGATATTTGGTGGGATAAAAAGATGGCAATTAGAAAAATTATATCAAGAAGTATCGGAGTTGATGTTATCGCCGCAGAAGATTTGGCGGCAAACTCTGTTACTGCTTCTGAAATTCAAGACGGTGTAATTACACAAGCAATACTTGCATTTACTCCTGGCGGTGGTGGTGCATATCAGGGGGATAATAACTCTGGTTCAAGAACAGGTTCTACCGCAGACATCTTCAGAGTACATGAACAACAACTAGATACAAACGTAACAATCGCATCAACAGACAATGCTCTTGCCGCAGGCCCGTTGACAGTCGCATCTTCA